TGAATCACCCAGAAGGGCCGACTGTAAATTTAGATAAGGTTTCACATAAGATCAATGAACTTAAATTTAAGGGAAATGATGTTATGGGGAAAGCGCAAATATTGGAAACTCCAATGGGAAACATAGTAAAAGGGTTACTCGAAGGTGGTGTTCAATTAGGCGTTTCGACTCGTGGTATGGGAAGTTTAGAGCGACGTAATAACGCAATGTATGTAAAAGACGATTTTATGCTTAATGCTATTGATATAGTACAAGATCCATCTGCACCTGGAGCTTTTGTTAATGGAATAATGGAAGGTGTTGAATGGATTTGGCATAACGGTATTATTGAAGCTAGAACAATTGAAAAAATGGAGACTGAAATTAAAAAGGCATCACGCGCAAATCTCTACGAGACTCAAGTTCGTGAGTTTAAAAATTTCCTCTCGTTACTCAAAAATAAAAATTAGGGAGTCAAATATGACAGAAGAAATCAAAGATGATGTCATTGGCGATCTCTACGAAGAGGATGAAAATGTAGAGGAAGCTATGGGGCATGATCCTAAAAATGCAGAACAAAAATCTGTTGCTTCAGTTAAGTCAGCTGAAAACGCAGGTAAGTCTGCACCCGCTCGGAAAGGCGATAAAAACAAGAAAGATCCAATGCAGAAAGTTCAATCAAGTGATCCAGCTTCAAAGATGAAAGATGCTGGTGCTCAGCCAACTGAAGGCTATATGCCTAAGAAGACTAAAGCAGCTATGATGAACGATATGTATACTAAGATGACTAAAACCAAGAAAGAAGACTTAGCAACCATGTATTCTAAATTCATGGCTGAAGACATTGAAGATGACGAAACTGTTGAAGTTAAGTCAAGCAATGTTAAAGTCGATGTTGATTGGTCAAGTGATCTTAATGCTCTTGTTAATGAAGAAGCAACTTTATCTGAAGAATTTAAGGGTAAAGCACAAACAATATTTGAAGCTGCAATCAATTCAAAACTATCTGAAGAGATTGATCGCCTTGAAGAAAAATTTAACGAGGAATTGGAATCTGAAGTTTCTACAACCAAAGAAGAACTTGTAAATAAGGTTGATTCATACCTTAACTACGTAGTTGAGAATTGGATGGAAGAAAATAAGGTTGCAGTTCAAACCGGTCTCCGTACAGAAATTGCTGAGAAGTTTATGAATAATCTAAAAGATTTATTCACAGAGTCTTACATTGAAGTACCTGAGTCTAAAGTCGACCTAGTTGACGATCTTGCTGCGGAAGTTGAAGAGTTAGAAGAAACTCTTAATAATCAAACAGCAAAAACCATCGCTATGACAGAGGAACTCGAAGGTTATCAGAGGGAAGCGGTTATCCGTGAAGCTTCGAATGATCTAGCAGAAACTCAAATTGAAAAACTAAAAACTTTAACAAATAGCATTGATTTTGATGACAAAGAAACATTTGCCACTAAAGTTAATACTGTTAAAGAATCATATTTTAAGAAAAAGCCAGTTACTAGTGAACTTGATAACCTAGAAGAAGATACAGAAGATAATACTGTTGAAACTTCTGGAGCAATGTCACAGTATCTAACTGCTCTTAAATCACAAATCAAAACTTAAAGGGAGTCTTAAGGATGCAAACAAATACTGTATCTTACGATAAGTTGATCGAGAAATGGGCCCCAGTACTCAATGAGGAATCTGCTGGCTCAATAACCGATCATCACAAAAAAGCTGTTACAGCTGCTGTTCTTGAAAATCAAGAAATAGCTTTAAGAGAAGAGGGTATGCTTCAAGAAGCTGCTCCAGCTAACGCTACTGGTAATGTAGCTAACTGGAACCCTGTATTAATCGCACTTGTAAGACGTGCAATGCCAAACCTTATGGCATACGATGTCTGCGGTGTACAACCAATGACTGGTCCTACCGGACTTATCTTTGCGATGAAGTCAACATATAAAGATCCACAAGGCATTAGACTTGCTGGTGAAGCTGATGGAAATGAAGCTCTATTTAACGAAGCTAATACATTCTTTTCAGGTGACTCATCTGCAACTGGTAACGGTGCAAAAGGTCCATCAGGTTTTGTTGGAGTAACAGACACCGGTTTTGCTGGTGCAAATACTGATCCATCAATTCTTGACTCTGCCTCTGCAACGCACGGCGTAACAGGTACAGGTTATTCAACAGGTAATGCTGAAGCTCTAGGCGACGGTTCTGCACCAAATGCTCATATTCCAGAAATGGGATTTACAATTGAAAAGGCAACAGTAACTGCCAGATCAAGAGCGTTAAAAGCAGAATACAGTCTTGAACTTGCTCAGGATTTAAAAGCTATTCACGGTCTAGACGCTGAGACAGAATTGGCAAATATATTGTCAACTGAAATCTTAGCTGAGATTAATCGTGAAGTTATTAGAAATATAAATCTTCAAGCAAAAATCGGTTGTCGACAAGCTGAAATCAAAGTAAACGGACTATTCGACGTTCAGAACGATGCTGATGGTCGTTGGTCAGTTGAAAGATGGAAAGGTCTTGTATTTCAACTCGAGAGAGAATCTAACGTAATCGCGAAAGAAACAAGACGTGGTAAAGGTAACTTTATAATCTGTTCTTCAGATGTTGCCTCCGCTCTTAACGCTGCCGGTATGTTAGACTATACACCTGCAATGTCAACTAACCTAAACGTTGATGACACTGGTAATACATTTGCTGGTACATTAAACGGCAGAATGAGAGTTTACATCGACCCATATGCGGTTGCTAACTATGTAAACGTAGGTTATAAGGGAACTAACCCATATGATGCTGGTATGTTCTATTGCCCATATGTACCGCTAACTATGGTACGTGCTGTTGGTGAGAACACATTCCAACCAAAAATTGGTTTTAAAACCAGATATGGAATGCAAGTTAACCCATTTGTAACAAGCTCACCAAAAGATGGTATGGATGCTGCTACAGTTAGAAATAACCAGTACTACAGAATTTTTAGAGTAGATAACATACTCGATTCTGTATCTTAATATAACTTAAATTAATAACTTTAGAGGGGCTTTTGCCCCTCTTTTTTTGTTTAAACGTATATAAATAGTATTATGGCAACATTAACTAATAATTTAAATTACTTACAACCGACGTCGTATAAGCTAACGATAGATAGAGAAAACTATCCGAACTTAGAATACTTCGCTCAGAGTGTTACGCATCCTGGTATGATAATGAATCCAATTGAAGTACCGTATAAACAACTTACCGGAGTACCTTTTACTGGAGCAAAATTAACGTATAACGAATTATCAGCAAATTTGATTTTAGATGAAAATTTAAAATCATACGATGAAATGTATAATTGGATGCGTAGATTATTAGAACAAGAAGAAATACCAGCAATAAAAAGAAGTCACAAATTAAAAATAGTTCCAACATATTCTGATATTACTGTTTCTATCTTGTCTAGTCATAACAATAAGACTAAAGAAATTAAATATATAGATTGCATACCAATCGCTTTAGGAGATATTACATTTGAATCGACTGCAACAGGTACAGAATTTGTTACCTTTGCAATATCGTTTAGATTTAGTTATTTTGATTTATTATAATACAGGATTAATATGTCGTTTTTGATACACAATTTACCGTTAGTTAACGTATATGTAAGAAAAGAATATTTATATGATTTAGAAAAAGGACACGGTGAATTTACGCCCGGAGTATGGATCAGCGTAAAAAGCACTATGTACAAAGCTTTATATTTCGAAACGCTGTTAACAGATTACGGCGCTTTATTCGATAAACTCCCAATATCAGCATTTGTATGGAAAACAGATCATGGCGATTTGTTGCCTTTAGATGTTTTACAATTATGGGATTGTTTTGATTATAATTTAACAGTAATAGAAAAACCTACATTAGGTCGTTGTGAATTTTTTGGTAAAGATAAAAAAATGCATGCTGGTGACTATGAATTTACAATTGATAATTGCCATTCAGAAAGTTCAACACTCGATACAAACTTTTCAGAACATGATCCGGAACATAAATCATTTAATATAATAAGATTAGATAATGGACAATTTGCAGCGCAACCTAATAATAGAGTTATATGGAGAGATAGTTCATTAACACCAGATAAATTATTAACACCAGACTTTAAAGTTTGTACACAAAATTATAGAGTCGAAACAGAACCAAAATGGTCAGTTGGTCATACTGAAGAATGGCAATATAAAACTAAAGAAGAAGAGGACATATATAATACTAACTAATGGAGATATATTATGATCGATTTGAAACAATTACTTGATGAATGGAAAGATGATTGTACAATAAGCGAAATACATTTAGATGAAACTTCTAGACAAGTTCCTATTCTACATTCAAAATATTTAGAAAAATTAATGAATGCTAAACTTATATTGAAAAAAAGTGAGTTTGAGCAAAAATTACTTTTAAAACAAAAATGGTTATATTATAATGGAAAAATGGATCAAGATCAAATTGAAAAATTAGAATGGGATCCAGATCCATTTGGTGGATTAAAGATATTAAAGGGTGAAATGGATTATTATTATGACGCAGATCCTGAAATACAAAAGTCAGAAGAAAAGATTCAATATTATAAAACGATAGTAGATACTTTATCAGAGATAATAGATAATTTAAAATGGCGACATCAGACAATAAGCAATATAATTAAATGGAAACAATTTCAGTCAGGAAATTAGATCATTCTAATCTACACGTCGATTGTGATTATGGGATAGCAGCAGAAATAAAAGAATTTTTTTCTTTTTATGTGCCTGGCTATAGATTTATGCCCGCGTTTAAACGTAGAGTTTGGGATGGAAAAATACGATTATATGATACTAATAGTGGTGAATTACCAAGTGGATTATATCCTCAATTAAAAGTATTTGCAGATACTCGTAATTACAAATTAAAAGAAATAAGAACAAAATATGGTTTGGCTACTGATATTAATATTGTTAAACCTGAAGATATATTTTATTTTGCAAAAACATTAGAGTTACCATTCGAATTAAGAGACTATCAATTTACCGGTATATCACATGCCATAAAACAAAAAAGAGCAATATTATTATCACCGACAGGTTCTGGTAAATCATTAATAATATATTATTTAATACGTTGGTTTTTAGCTAATTATAATCAAAAAGTTTTAGTTATTGTACCAACTACCAGTTTAGTTGAACAAATGCATACTGATTTTGTAAGTTATAACATGCCAAAAGATATGGCTCATAAAATTTATTCTGGTAAAGAAAAAACTGATAATGCTAACATATATATTAGTACATGGCAATCAATATACAAATTACCTAAGATATGGTTTCAACAGTTTGGGGCTGTTTTTGGCGATGAATGCCATGGATTTAAATCAAAATCATTAATGAATATAATGAATAAAGCTACTGAAGCAGAATACAGATACGGAACAACTGGCACTTTAGATGGGACACAAACACATGAATTAGTTTTACAAGGATTATTTGGTAAAACATATAAAGTTACAACTACTAAAGCATTACAAGATAATGATACATTAGCCAAACTCGACATACATCGTGTAATTTTAAATTATTTAAAAAAAGATCGAGAAATTTTTGGAAAGAAAACTTATCAGGAAGAAATCGAATATATAGTTGATAATAATAAAAGAAATAAATTCATAACTAATTTAGCTGTAGATCAAAAAGGTAATACATTAGTTCTTTTTAATTGGGTAGAAAAACATGGAAAACCTTTATTTGAATTAATAAATAGTAAAGTAAACGAAGCACGCAAAGTTTTTTTTGTATCTGGTGCTACTGAAACAACAGATCGCGAAGCGATAAGAGGTATAGTTGAAAAACAAAGAAATGCTATTATTGTTGCCAGTCTTGGCACTTTTTCCACTGGTATTAATATTAGGAATCTTCATAATATTGTTTTTGCCAGTCCAAGCAAATCACAAATTAGAGTCCTCCAGTCGATCGGGAGAGGGTTGAGAAAATCAGATAATGGTGTGCCGACTAAACTTTTTGATATTATAGATAATTTATGTAATGACACAAATAAAAATTTTAGTTGGCAACATGGTAAAGAAAGACTAAAAATATATGATAAAGAAAAATTTAATTTTAAAACATACGAAATAGAAATATGAAAGATAATATAAAACATTTTAAATTAAGTACTGGTGAAGAAATAATTTGCGAAGTTGTAGAATGGGACACTATCGAAACTTCTGCTATATTAATCAGAAAAGCTATGAAATTATATGATTCAATTAATATAAGAAATGGTTATAAATTTTTTAGTTTTAGACCATGGTTGTCATTTAACGATGATCCAAATGTATTACAAACTATTAATTCTGAACATATTGTGGGAGAATCGTCTCCATCACCAGACTTACTTAAATTGTACGAAAAATCTTTAAGTAAATTAAATAAATTTTTAGAAGAAAAACCAGTTAGTGATCCTATTGATTTAGATCATTTAGATGATTTGACCGACGACGAATTACATGAATATATAGAAGAACAATTAGATAAACAAGAAGCGAAAGACAGTGATAAACCATCAAATATTTTACCATTCCCAAAAACATTCCATTAGTATATCCTCCTCCCCAAAATACCTTAATTTATTATATACTAGAACGTAAGTTTTGTAAACCATTATTTTTTGTTTTTATTTAAAAAAATATATATTTACATGGTAATGAATATATGATATTATATAGTTATTAATGGAGTAAATTATGCCAAGAAGAAATAAGAAAAGTATACATTATGTTAATAATGCTGAATTTTCTCAAGCAGTTGTAGATTATGTAAAAACAGCTGACTCAGCTAAATCTAAAAATAAAGAAATTCCTATAGTACCAAACTATGTTGCGCAATGCTTTTTAAGAATAGCTGAAGGGTTGTCTCATAAAGCTAACTTTATAAGATATACTTATAGAGAAGAAATGGTTATGGATGCTGTAGAAAATTGTCTTAAAGCCATAGGTAATTATAATTTAGATGCTGCCACTAGAACTGGTAATCCTAATGCTTTTGCTTATTTTACTCAAATAACTTGGTATGCTTTTCTTAGAAGAATAGCCAAAGAAAAGAAGCAACAAGAAATTAAAATGAAATATCTAACTTCTTCGCCATTAGAAGAATTTGTAGTAACAGAAGAAGGTTCTACTCCAATAGTTAGTGCTTTTGTTGATTCACTGAAAGATAGAATTGAAAAAGTAAGACATACTGATAATAAAATAAAAGCATATGCTAAACAAGAAAAAGTTAAAAAAAAGAGAACAATAAGTGTTGACTCAGATTTAAGCGAGTTTATGGCATGAATAAATTTCCAATAATATTAGTATTAGTTGCAACCATAGTTTTAGTGTTAATAACAGTAACTGTTGCCTTTGGAATGACATGGAATGATAAACCAGTTGCTTGTATGAGTAAAGAAATGGCAGAAGATGTTACGTATAGAAGACAAGAAAATTTAATTTTTAAAGCTATGCAAACAACTAAAGTAAGATCAGAAGATGGATTACAAGATGAAATGCGAGTAATACCGTTTTCTTTTTATTTTAATCCTGCAACAAAAACTTATACAATGTTTGAATATCACTCAGCATACAATAGTTATTGTATTTTAAGTCAAGGTGTAAAAATAGATTAATGAAAATAGCTATATTAAATGATACCCATTGTGGTATAAGAAACTCTTCACAAATATTTTTAGATAATGCAAAAGAATTTTATGATAAAGTATTTTTTCCGGAATGTGAAAAACATAATATAAAACAAATAGTACATCTTGGTGATTATTATGATCACAGAAAATTTGTAAATTTTAAAGCTCTTAATCATAATAGAAAATGTTTTTTAAACGAAATTAGAAAACGTGGTATGATGATGGATATTATTCCTGGTAATCATGATACGTATTTTAAAAATACTAATGACTTAAATGCTTTAAAAGAACTACTTGGGCATTATATGAATGAAATCCATATAATAATGGAACCTACTGTAATGGAATATGGTTCTTTAAAAATGTCATTATTACCGTGGATTAATCAAGAAAATCATCAACAATCTATGAATTTTATACAAAACTGTAAAGCAGATTGGTTAGGTGCGCATTTAGAATTATGTGGATTCGATATGCTGAAAGGTATACCTAATCATCATGGAATGAATCCAGCAGTTGTTGACAGGTTCGAGCAAGTTATAACTGGTCATTTTCATACTTCTTCTAAAAAGGGAAACGTTTGGTATCTTGGATCACCTTTAGAATATTTTTGGTCTGATGCGCATGATCCAAAGTACTTTCATATTCTAGATACTGAAACACGCAAATTAGAAAGAATACAAAATAATTATAGGTTATTCGAAAAAATTGTGTACAATGCTACTAAAACCAATTATAATACATATACAGTATCTAATTTAGATAAAAAGTTTGTAAAAATAATTGTTGTCAATAAAGGAGATAGTTTTACTTTTGATAGATTTGTAGATAGAATTCAAAATCAAGATATATACGAACTAAAAATAGCAGAAAATTTTTCTGAATTTGTTGGTCAAAATATAGCAGACGAAGGTTTAGAAGTAGATGACACTCCGAAACTTATGGATGATTATATTAATAATGTTGATACTGATTTAGATAAGGATAAACTAAAAATTAATATGCGTGATTTAATGACAGAAGCCCAATCTTTAGAGATAGCATAATGGACATGTTAACAATACTAGGTTTAAAAAAACAAGAAGATGAAACAGAAGAACTTGACACTAAAGTCAATATACATACATTATACAAACATCGATGGGTTTGGTATCACCTAATACTGTGTATACAAATGATTTTAACTAATGTATTATTAATAGCAATTCTTTTTGTTTTGGCATTGAAATGATAAAATTTAATAAAGTAAAGTGGAAAAATTTTCTATCCACTGGTAATACTTTTACAGAAATAGATTTAAATAGAAATAAATCAACATTAATTGTTGGACCAAATGGTTGTGGTAAATCTACTATGCTAGATGCTGTGTCATTTGGTTTATTTGGAAAACCTCATCGAAGTATTAATAAACAACAACTAGTTAATTCTATAAATGGTAAAGAATGTATTGTTGAAGTTAATTTTTCGATAGGTCAATCAGTTTATAATGTGATAAGAGGTATTAAACCCAACACATTTGAAATTTGGCGTGATGGTACTATGATTAATCAAAGTTCTCATGCCAAAGAGTACCAGAAGATCCTTGAACAAAATATCCTAAAACTTAATCATAAGTCGTTTCATCAGGTAGTTGTATTAGGTTCCTCCTCATTTATTCCCTTTATGCAGCTATCTACTGGACACAGGAGAGGTGTTATTGAGGATCTTCTGGACATCAATGTTTTTTCTAAAATGAATATCATATTAAGAGAGCAAACTAATAAATTAAAAGATGAACTAAAAGATTTAAATTATAAAATAGATATATCAACAAATAAAATTGATACTCAGAAAAAATATATAAAAGATATTCAATTATTGACTGATGAAAATAAAAAACAATATCACGATAAAATAACAATTTCTAATAGTAAAATTACAGTATTACAAAAAGATAATTATGAATTATCTGATGGTTTAGATGATGAACAAACAAAAATTGAAGGTGATTTAAAAGAACTTCATGATTTAAAAAATGTTAATATGATGGCTAATTCAGAAGTTCAAACTCAAATGAGAGCAATTGGTAAAACTGCAAAGTTTTTTGAAACAACTGATAATTGTCCGACATGTAAACAATCTATTTCTAGTGATATAAAAGAAATTGCTTTATCTGAAGCAAGAACAGAAGCCAAATCTTTACAAAGTAGATTAACTTTAATAAATGATGAATATAAAGGTTTAGTACAAGATATTGATAACTGGAACAAATTATTAGGTTCTGTTAGAGAAAAAACTACTATTATTAATATGAACAATAAAGAAATAGCTTCATTGCAAAATAGCATAAAAGAATATCAAGAATTTTTAAATAACGATGTATCTGCAGATTTGAGTGAAGCTAAAAATCAATTAGAAAA